CAAAGAAGAACTGGAACAAATCGGCAGCATGATCGGCCAGGCTGTTGCGACCAATACTGAAGCGGCTATTAAGCCTCTCGCGGAAAAGGTTGATGCGCTGCAGGCCAATCAGAAGCAACTCGCGGAAACCCTGACCGCGAACTCCCGTGCCGAAGAGAAAGCAAAGCGCGAAGCGGTTGCGAAGGTCCATGGCGATATCGTCGCGAACGCTCTGTCAGGCGAAGCTCTGGACGCGATGTTCAAGTCGCTGGGCGAAGCTGCGCCGCTGGGCACCAACAATGCTCAGCAGCACAAAGAAACCGGCGCACCAGCCGCAGACGAACACTTCAAGTAAGGAGCCGGAATAATGCCACGTTATCGTCGCGTTAATATCGACGGTCAGTCTCTGTACAAGACCGAAACCCGCACTACGGCCGCCGCGCTGCTTCCCGGTACTGCGGCAACTATCAACTCATCCGATAAATTCGCTCAGGCCACCGCGCTAACCGGTCGCCTGTACATCATCGATGTTGGTTACCACCAGGGGCTGACAATCACCGAAGAAATCCCGGCCGGGGATTCGGCAGTAGGTAACTACGTTGAAGAAGGTCGTGAGCTGGCGCTGCGCTGCCTGCCTGGTGCGTATAAAAAAGACAGCCCGATCAAGCTGGGAACTGCCGGTCAGTTTACCCTTGCCACATCCGACACTGATTCAGTGATCGGCTACAGCCAGGATGAATACACCATCGCGGCCAGCACCACTGACTTCATTCGCGTGCGTATGCGCGTTGGCACTGTCGCCGCAGCTGGCGCGTAACAAAAGGACAAACACATATGTACTTCTCTAAAGAGACGCTGGCGACTAACTCCCGCCTCGGCGGGCACTGGAGTGAACTGTGGGCAAACCGCAACATGTGGAACCTTCAGAACGATTCCATCATCGCGGCTATTCCTGCCGACCCTACTGCCGCCCCAGCATTCGCTGGTATCTGGATCGGCAAGGGCGGCTGTATGTGCGGGGGTAAGTGATGACGTACAAATCAGTGACTGAAGGCAAGCCGAAGCCTCTCACCCGCGTATGGGTAGAAACCGACACCGGGCGGGAGACTACCGGCTACGTGAAATCGGACGGCGAGTGGTTCATCAACTGCCCGCGCATTCGGGCGACCGGCGCGAAGGTGCTGCGCTGGAAGGAGGGCTGATGTCGTCTACTGCTTCATGGTCGTACAATAAGCCATGCACAATATGGCGCAAGGGTGCTGGCGGTAATGACGAGTGGGGCGATCCTGTCGACCCATACGAACCTCCTGAAACCATCATGTGCGACTACATCGGCGGCCTGTCTGCAAAGCTCGGCTCCATCGGTAAAGAGGTTGTCGTAAAGAACACCTTCTTTACTGCGTTTGCGCTGGCCGATGAGGGAGATTACATCCTGATTGGCGTCAGCACTGAAACAGACCCGGTCGTGGCTGGTGCCGATGAGGTTCGTCACGTTACGCGCTGGAACGACACTCTCGACGGTCTGGAAGATGACTGGGCGATAATTACGGGAGTGTAGCCATGGGCATCAAAGTGCGTGGCACTGCACGTGTTGAGCGCAATATTGACCGAATTCTGAATGATATTCAGGGTAGAAAAGTCATTCGCGCACTCCAGTCAGCGATGATTCTTGGGGCTGCTAGAGCGGCACTTTACACGCCGATCGATACCTCAGCACTTTTAAATAGCCAGTTTCGCGAAATCGTAACTGACGGAGCGGTAATTACAGGCAGGGTAGGTTACTCGACCAACTATGCCGTTTATGTTCATGACCCGGCCAACCCGCAGAGGTTCCGTCGCTCAACTGCTAAAAAGGAATTCCTCACTCTTGGGTTTGAAGAGGAGCGATCTGCCATCGATGATGTTGTGCGTAAGGAGCTTTCACTATGACACCCATGATGCACGAACGGGTGCGAAATATGTTCGGCGACGCCGGTCTAACGACCGGTTTCACGGTGCAACAGCTGATGTTTGATGACCCAGGTGACATGTCGAAGGCGATCATGGTGTTCAGGCCAAACGGCGGCTCGAATATCCGTACAGACCTCGGCTCTGAGTATCACGTCCTGGTCGACGTAGTAGGCGCAAAAGATAAGCGCAAAGACGCACTCAATGCCGTACAGCGCATCGTCGATTACGTCCAGGCCAACCCCATGGCTGACGAGTGTGTCGGCTACATCCAGAACATGGGCGCAATTCCCGCGCCGGTGCTCACAGAAGAAGGGCGAATAGTCTTCCGATTGCAATTTGCATGCACGTTTGGCGACTAGCCATTCCCAACCAAATAACCCGCTCCGGCGGGTTTTCTTTTATACGTCAAAGAGGAGTTTCACATGGCTAATTGCCAGAACTCGAACGAGCGCCTGTTCGGCGGTGCGGTCGTGCTGGAAGTCGCCGATGGCTGCCCGGACGTCAAGCCACTTGAATCTGAGTGGAAGGCGCTGGCTGCTGGTACGTCGAAAGGCTTCGACTTCAACCCGAACTCGGTTACCTCTGATGCGGATGACGGCGGCGGCTATGTCGAGACCATCATCACCAACAGTGACTTCACCCTGAGCTTTGAAGGCGAGGTGCGCAAGAAGGATAAGCTGGATCAGTACGGTGTCGGCAAGTTCATCAAGTATTTCGCTGACGAGCTGAAGGCCAAGCGCCAGCCTGGTATCTGGGTGCGCATGGACTACGGACCGGTTGAATTTATCGGCTACATGAACATCACTGCGCTGAGCTCTGATGGGGGAACCAACGATATCGTCACGTTCTCAACTGAGTTCAAAGTCGGTGATGCGAGCACCATCGAAGTTAATGAAGTGACTGCTGTTGCGGTTACCGGCGTAACGGTAACCCCGACAACCAGCACCGGCACGGCAGGCGGTACCAGCACCTTCACAGTGAATATCGCACCAACTGGCGCAACCAACAAAGACTTCACTGTGGCTTCTACCGATGCTACCAAAGCAACGGCTACGGCCTCCGGCAACACCGTTACCGTGACGCGCGTCGCCACCGGCAGCGCGCAGATCATCATCAACACTGTAGACGGCAATTTTGTGGCCGTGCATACGGTTACCGTTTCCTAACGGACATTCCAAAGGGCGGCGTGCTGCCCTTGATAATGACCGTTTAATGGAATTTACCATGACCCCATTAAAAGAAATTGGCGAATTCCTGATCGCCGTTGGTGACAAGGAATATTTCTTCCGGCCATCGTTTATAAATATGACCCGAATAGGTGAGCCAAAAGATATCGTGCGTGCTTTTTATGACCTGCATCATGATGAGGTATCAGATCTAATCAGGTCGGCTATCGATGCCTATGGCACTGTTCCTGAGTGGCTCGTTCAGCATATAAGAACGACTAGTTACGGAAGAAAAGCATTAATGGCTGCAATGGCAGTACTCGCTTCATGCTGTGACAGAGACCTTACGCCATTGATCGGTGAGCTACGTATAGCCAAAACCAAAGGAAAGCCATTCAAGCTGCGGCGTGGAGCAATGGACGAATTTGATATGATTGTGATCGCCCAATCACTCATAACACACGGCATTATCGGAAAAGCCAGGGTAAGAAAACTCCAGCGCCATGAGAATAGCGATACCACGTCAGAATTTAATGCATTTGAGTATATCAGCGCCGCCAGAAATCATTTCAGCATGAGCCGCGATGAGGCGGAACAGCTTACCATGACGGAGTTTCAGTATTTAATTTCCGCCAAATACCCTGACCAAAAAGGGTTTACCAGGGAAGAATATGACTCAATAGCAGAGGATTATTTAGCCAAAAAAGCAAGAAGAGTGTCGATGGCTCAGCAGGCGGCATGAGCTGTTCATTACAGTAACCTCGCTCAGGCGGGGTTTTTTATTGCCAGGAGAAAACAATATGGCTGGTACCGTCAGCGCTGGAACGATCGTTTACGAAGTGGATATGGACACGGCTCGCCTTCTTCAGGGTCGTCGGGATATTGATGATGCGCTGAATGGCCTCAATGGGAGTATGGGCCGTCTTGAGGCTGGTTTAAACCGCACCGAACGCTCTCTGTCTTCGATTGGAGGCACTATGTCCAGCTTAACTGGCGTCGCGAAAGCGCTCATTGCCGCTCTTTCTGTCCAGCAGGTTGGCGCATATGCTCAGGCATGGCAGGACCTCAGCAATAAACTGGCAAACGCCGTCAGGGATTCCGTACCTCCTTTTGAGACCTTAGCTGATGTCACCGAGCGTGTTTTTGATATCTCTCAAAAGACTCGTTCAGGTCTCGATGCCACGGCCACTCTCTATGCACGTCTCGAGCGATCAACACGGAGTTATGGTGTCAGTGTTGAGGACATTACCAGGCTGACAACTATTATTAACCAGGGCTTCGTGGTCTCAGGGTCAACAGCCGAGGAGGCAAGCAATGCAATCATTCAGCTTGCTCAGGGGCTGGCGTCCGGAGCATTGAGGGGTGATGAATTTAACTCTGTGAACGAGCAGGGTAACCGGCTCATGATTGCTCTTGCTGACTCCATGAATGTCAGCATTGGGGCGCTAAGAAACATGGCTGCAGAGGGTAAGTTAACCACTGATGTGATCGTGAATGGATTACTCTCCCAGGGCGATAAAATTGGACAGGAGTTCGCTAAAACTACTGCAACGATCAGCCAGTCTCTTGAAATTGCCAACAACAACATCACGAAGTTCTTTGGCGAGAATGCCACTGTAAAAACTGGCGTCAAAATATTCAGTGATTCAGTTATTTCACTCAGTGAAAACCTGGGCGTTCTCAGCACTACGCTCACGATTGTTGCCGGCGTAATGGGGGCGCGGTATGTCGGTGCGCTGACTATGGCTACATCAGCGAAAATCGCTGATATCGCAGCATCCCGTCAGCAGGTTGTCGCTGACAATCAGACGGCACAGGCTGCTCTGGTGGCCGCTAATTCTGTTCAGCGTAAGGCTCTTGCTGATAAAGAGGCTGCTCTATCTTCTCTCGCGCTGGCCCAGGCTGAATATAACGTGGCCAAAGGTAGCGCTGCTGAAATGTTAGCGCTTGACGCCCTAATAGCTGCAAAAACTCGGGCGACCACCGTATCTCTCGCTCTTGCTGAGGCTGAAACAGTCCAGGCTGCCGCATCAGCAAGGGCGGCGGCAGCGGCACGTGCAGCATCTGTTGGTATTGGACTTGCTCGTAATGCTCTTGCCCTCATAGGTGGTCCAGCGGGGGCGGCTATGCTCGCAGCCGGAGCGATCTTCTATTTCTGGCAGAAAGCCCAGCAGGCAAAAGAGGAGGCAATCGCCTTTGCCGATGGGCTGGATAAGCTCAATGCTGCCATGAATTCAATGTCGAACACGCAGCTCCGCGGAGCTATTGCTGATGCCAATAATTCTATACGAGCTCAGAAAGAAGCTGTTGCTGATCTGCAGAGTGAAGTTGACTCTCTGAGAGACAGGTATCAGAACTTTACCCCTGCAGCGCAGAAAGTTGCTGAATCTATGGGGCAAGGTGCGGATTTCGCCCGTCAACAGGCGGAGGTGTCTGATGAACTGGCTCGCAAGACGCGAGACCTTGAGGCCGCTAAAGATAAATTATCCCGAACAGAAGAAACCGCGTCTGAGGCGACTCGCACACTCACGAACAACATGCTTACGGCGATGGGCGTTCATGATCAACTCATCGAAAAATCCTGGTCTCTCGAGCAAGTTCAGGGTGCGGTAGCGAAAGCCTTTGGGGAGACGGCTGATGAAATAAACCGAGCCAATCAGGCCGGAAAAAGCTTCGACCCCAAAGCGCTGCAGATATCTCCCGCGACCAAGGAGGGCGATAAAGTTATCGCTACTCTGGAAGAGCAGAATGAATTACTTAAAATTCAGGACGAGAGAGAGCGGGCGATAGCCAAAGCCAGGATGCAGGCTGCCAAGGTCACTGACAATCAGAATCAAATCTCTGCAGCTGGCAGGCTGGCTGCTGAAAATTATGATTTAGAGAAGTCAGAAGAAGCCAGGAAAAAAGCTCAACAAGAGAGTGAGCAACAGGGGAAAAAATCAGCGTCTTCTGCTGAATCTGTTGCTCAGAAGCTGGCGAACCTAAAGCAGCAAGCAGAACTGGCGGCAGGGTCAACTCAAGAACTTAGCAGAGAGCAGGCCATGCTTAATGCCGAGCAATATCTTGGGAAAGGCGCAACTCAGGCCCAGATCGCACAGGCCCGGCAGTATGCTGCAGAGAAATGGGATACGGCCAATGCCATCAAGGCCGAGGCTGCCGCGCAAAAGCTTCTACCGGAAGCGCGCGAAAACGCCAGCTATAAGCAAGATGTTGATGACCTGAAAACCGCTTTGGCGGCCAAGAAGATTAGCCAGGAGCAGTACGACAAAACTGCTGAGCGGCTTGAGGCCAATCATCAGGCGAATTTGGCGAAGATACGAGCTCAACAGGTTGTAACCCCGCAGCAGTCGGCTAAAGGTGAGGTAGACCCGGTCCAGAGGCTTGCTAACCAGCACGCTCAGGAGTTGGCGTTAATCCAGCAGTTTGAAAGCCAGAAGGGGCAGCTAACCCAGCGAGGCCTTGAACTGACGAATGCGGCCAACAGGAAGTATGAGCAGGAGAGGATTGCAGCTCAATGGGAGATATTCAGAAACCAAAACGCAGGGACGGAAGCGCTGGCTGCTTCAATCGACGCGCTTGCAGGAAATGCTTCCAACGCATTAACGGGAATTATCACCGGTAGCATGACGGCCAGTGATGCAATGCGCTCTCTTGGTAGCACGGTTCTTAACAGCCTGGTTAATACCTTCGTGCAAATGGGGGTTGAGTGGGTCAAATCGGCAATTATGGGTGGGACTGCCCAAAAGGCTGCGATAGTGTCTACAACCGCAGTGCAAAACGCCGCCGTAGGTACTCAGTTAGCTGTTAGCTCTGGCGCTGCAGCTGCAACCACCGCCGCATGGACACCCGCTGCAATAATGGCTTCCATTGCATCAATGGGCACAGCTGCAAAAATCGGTCTTGCTGCCGTGGCTGTTCTTGGGGTGGGGGCGTTAGCTGGCAAGCGCAAGAACGGCGGCCCTGTATCTGCTGGAGGAATGTACCAGGTCGGCGAAGGTGGCATGCCGGAGATTTACCAGGCCAGCACCGGTAAGCAGTACATGATACCGGGCGACAACGGCAAGGTGATCAGCAATAAGGACATGACTGCCGGAGGCGGTGGAATTCAGGTTAGCGTCATATTCAATGATATGTCATCAGGACAGCATATGTATGACGCCAGAGCCACGCAAGCTGGAAATACTCTGACTGTCGAGGCGTTCGTTGCCGATATGAACAATGGGGGCATTATGAGTCAGGCAATCACAGGAAATACTACTGCCAAACGCACGCCAAGGGGTCAGGGCTGATGCCAATTATCGACTATCCCGACTGGCTGCCGCTGGCGCAGAAGGCCAGCAAAAACATGACGCTCGATACCGGGTTCCAGACCGATCAGCCAGCGGTCGGCCCGGCTATCTTCCAGAACCTTACTGACGACCTGAAAGTGACCTGGTCACTGACATGGATCTTCACTCTGGCGCAGGAGCGCGCATTTCAGCAGTGGCTGCGCAGCCCTAACTATCTCAACCGTGGTCTGAACTGGTTTCGGATGAATATCAATCTTGGCGGCAGTGGATTGCAGCTACAGGAGCTCCACTTCACGCAGATGCCGGTGCAAACCAGTATCGACGGCGGGGTGGTGACCTGGACAGGGACGGTTATCGCGAACCACCTTTACAACGCCGACGACGAGTTCGACGATATCATTGTTGAACTGCCGCCACCGTGGGATTCGTGGCTGGATATCGTTGTCACTGGTTATCCTGACGGGCGCGACCCGGAATCTTTACCGAGAGTGCCGTAATGCCTACCTTCAGAGCTTATAAGCAGCAGCGCCCGACGCGCGGTCTGTACGATACCATCACGTTCTACCATCCATCCTTTGGCTATGTCCGCCTGGTCGACAAGCAGTTCTTTGCGAAGACGCTAGGCGGCCAGACGTACACGCCAGCGCGCTTTGAAATCGAAGAGAGTCAGCAGAGCGGCACGCCGGTGATCGACGCGACGGTGAAGTTAGGCCGGTTGTCGTCGGATATCAAAGCGCTGATGAAACAGTGGAAGGGGGCCGCTAGGTTGACAGCTATCACGGCCACAAGGCAGATCTTCGACAGCGGCGACGTTTCGGTGCCGATTAAGTCCTGGCAGTTATACGTCAAGACGGTGGATATCGATGCTGATGCTGCATCGGTCACGCTCTCCGTCACCAACCCTCTGAATAACAATATTGGTCGCCTTTATGATCCAGTCGAGTACACGGGACTTCAGTACCTCTGATTTTGTTCGGAAGATGATCGGCGTGCCGTGGGCTAACCGGGCCTGCTCGTTCGAGAAGGTGGATTGCTGGGGCTTGTGCGTGCTGTATTACCGGCACGTTCTCGGCATTGAGCTGCACCAGACGCCGGACTACGAAGCCGGTGAGGACTTCTTCACCTGCTATCAGGGTGACGTCGTTTTCTGGCGCCAGGTCGATAAACCTGTCGAGGGCGGGATATTCGTCGGATACCGCGGCGCGCAACCGGCACACGTTGGCCTGGTGCTGAACCGGATGGCGCTGCATTCGCGCGGCGAGAACGGAAGCGTACGCATGGACTCGTTGCTGGTAATTCAGCGGGCATTTACAAAGGTGGAGTATTTTTCGTATGGCGTTGATTGAACTCCAGCGTTTCCCGGGAACGCCAAAAGAACGCTACAGGGTGCCAAATGGCACCCTTTTTTATGACTGGCTTGCGGCCAATGACGCTACCTTTCACAGCGATCTACTGATCGTCCGCAACGGCGTAAAGCTGGGCGACGATGACGAGCTGGCGTTTGAACTGAGCGAGCTGGACCACGTTCAGATTTTCGACCAGCCGAAGGGTATTGTCGGCGACATCCTCAGCCCGATCTTCAAAGTGGTTGGTCAGGTATTTTCGTTCCTTGCACCGAAACCGGCCATCGCAAACACCGGTGGAAATTCTGTCGACTCGCCGAACAATAGCCTGACCGGTCAGACAAACACCGCGCGCGTATACAAGGCCAAGCCGGACATTTACGGCCAGATTCGTTCGTTTCCGGACCTGATCCAGGAATCGGTTTTCGAATACGTTCACCAGACGTCTACGGATGGCGGCCTGAAGTACGTTACTGAGTGGATGTGTATCGGGATCGGCAAATACGATTACGAGTCCGTGCGCTACTCGGAATCAAGCCTGGGCTCACTGGCTGGTGCTGAATTCCAGTTCTATCCGCCTGGTGTGGTCATCCCCCAGATCGTCGAGGGATATGGCTTTGATGACGTAGACGGACAGGAGGTTCCCGGGCAGAACGAGGCCAGCGATTTTCCGGTAGAGAGCGCCACTGCAACAACTGTGGTCAGCGGCACGTATTCCGGCGGCCAGATTGCGATGAAAATCAAAAAGCAGGCCGAGTTCGATTACTTTATGGGCCTGGTATTGCCGCATGCGGTGACCTTCACCATCAACGTGACATACAGCACTGCGTCAGGCAACGTTACTACCGATGCGACATTCTCCGGCACGCTGATCTCCGCAGTTGAAACTAACGACGGCGCCGTCGTTAACCCGGTGCGCTGGTATACGTTTACGATGAACCAGCTGGAGGGGCCGCAGGATATCCCGGCGAACGCCACGATCAACACCACGAAATTCATTCTCAACGATAACGAGGCGCTGGTTGTGGGGCCGTTCTTCTCCCCGGTCGAGTCGACGCAGCTGTGGCTGCATACCCAGTCCAGCCTCGGCGGGAAGAAAGAGACCAACTGGAAGGTTGTCATCTGGAAAATTGACGATGACTACAACCAGGTCCCGGGAACGCAGCAGACGTTCACGTACAGGCAGACGACGCCGCACCAGTCGACCAGTGAGGTTTTCTACCGCACCGACAAAATCACGCCGACCGGTGGCTTCGGGAAGTACGCGGTCAGCTTCCAGCGCACAGATAACTCCAGCGATGCCAGCCTTCTGAAGGTTGAGGAAATCCACAGCATTAACATCCGGACCAATGTCGTTCACCCGACAGACACGCTGGTGCGGGTAAAGGTGAGGGCGACTGAGAACGCCCTTGGTAGCCGCGAGCGCAAATATAACGCTCTGGTGACCCGCCATACCATCACCTACGACATAAACACGCAGACGGTGGATTACACGCTGCGTCCGTCGCGCTCGTTCGCTGATGCGGTGGCGCATACCTGGCTCATTATGGGTGAGCAGCCGGTAAGCAGCATTGACCTGTACGGGCTGTACTCAATCGCCGAAAGCCTGCCTGATGAACGGCTGGGTTACTTCGACTACACGTTTGACGATGAGAATGACTCTCTCGGTGACCGTGTCCAGGCGATCTGCAATGCGGCGTCGGTTGTGGCGTACTGGGATGACGGCGTGCTGACGTTCACCAGGGATCAGAAAGTTGATTACCCGGCGGCCGTATTCAACCGGGCCAACATGAAGACGGACGAGTACAAAATGACGTACGAGGCTACTCTTCCTGGCGGCTACGACGGCGTGCAGGTGTCCTACGTTCACCCAACCACGAACAACAAGACGTACATTAACTACCGGGTCCTGAACGGCTCTATCGTCGAGCAGGAAGCTGAGAACCCGAACAAACTGGAGATCGTCGGTTTTCGTAACGAGTACCAGGCACGGGAGCGCGCGCTGCGCGAAACTAAACGCCTGATCTACTCAAGGGTGAAGATGAACGCCAAAGTGTTTGAGGATGGAATCATTCAGGTTGGAAGCGTCATTCAGATGCTAGACATCTACGACAGTAATCAGCAGCAGGGTTACATCACCGGCCGCGCCGGGAATAACTTCGATACCAGCGAGCCGATCACGTTTACCGGTTCAATGTATGTGCTGGTGACCGACAGTCTGGGCAACCCGACACTGCGTTACCCGGCTACGGCTCGCAGCGACACGAAATATGGATTCACCGCGGCAATACCCAACATTCAGCTCAACATCTGGAACGGAGACACTGTACAGCTCCCATCGCGCTATCTCATTGCGACGGTTGAGGAGTTGGACAGTCAGCTATGGACAGTCAACAGCATCAAGCCGAACACCGATAACACGGTATCTCTTACAGTCGCGGAATACAGCGACGCCATCTATCAATAAGAACCGTCCCGACCAACCAGACCCGGCCACCGCGCCGGGCTTTTTTATGGAATAAATATGGCCACGCAACCAACCAATCTGCCAGTACCAAGTGAATCTCCGTTCGATTTCAAATTTAACGCAGGGAAAATTGACGAGTTCGTCACTTCGATGGGCTGGACCTATACCGATCGCTTTGGTGTGAAGCATTACACCATCGAGGGCATCAATTACCTCGCGCAGCAGGCTATGAATGCCTTCGGTTACGTGATCCTTACCGGGAAAACGTTCACCACTGGCGCCACCATCAATAACCCAAATGAAGTCCTGCTAAACACCGCAGACGGCGAATACTACAAGTGGACCGGATCGTTCGCATCAGGCCCTAAAGTAGTTCCGGCGAGTTCAACTCCTGCGAGAACTGGCGGTATTGGCCCTGGGGCATGGATCGGTGTTGGAGATGCTTCGCTTCGAACTGCACTTGCAGCGCTGACAGGAGCAGGGCTTGTAGGTTTATCTGTTGGTACAACTTATCCAGCCAATACAGTCGGATCTGCCATTCAATACCGCACTCCGCAGATGTATGGTATTGAGCCAAGCACTACAAACATCATTGGTGCTGGTCTGGATGCCATGTTTGCCGCAGGTGGTGATATTCGTTTTGAGAAGCCAGGTACATATATCACTGATAGAACATGGGTTCTTCGTAGCGGGACTCGTTTGTGGATTGGCCCAGGGGTTACGATCAAACTTGCTAATGGCTCAAATGTGCCTGTTTTTAAGAACTACTCATACGCAAATAACGCAACTGCTGACGCGTATATCGAAATATGGGGGCCTGGCACGATTGATTACAATGGAGCAAACCAAACTGTTGTCGGTCTTGGCTCAATGGCATCAATTCTTAAAGGTATTACAAGCCTGAAAATTGGCGGTGGCATTAAGGTTATTGGTGCAAACAAATATGCATGGCTGGTTTGTAACGTCACATACTTAACTGCTGTTGGATTGAATTTCGACACCAATAGTGACGGCCTGCACTGTCAGCCTCCAATCCGCCACTCATATATTCGCAATCTTAAAGGTAAGACAGGCGATGATATGCTGGCTTTCACCATCGGTGACTACGCCAACTATAATATCAGCGAGCCTGGTGACTTCTCTAACGTAGACGTCGCGGGCTTATTCTGCGAAAGCGCTCTTTGTGCGGTGAAGATGACAGGCGACGGCACGGGTAATTTTGTACGCTTCCGCGTTTCCGGGATTTACGGCGATACCCTGCACGCCGTTTTCCGCGTATGGGGCGATACTAATCTGACAAAAACTTCGGTTAAATATTTGACCATAGAGGACGTGCACGCCGTTCCTGGCTCTGCTTACAACACAATAGAGATTGATGACCGCGGTTTCGGTACGTCTGGGTATAGCATTGAAATCGACGAGATACACATTAAGAATGTGTATACGGCAAACAATACCCAGCAAACCGTAAACTTCTCCGGCACATTTGGTTCTGTTATCCACTCCCTCGTCTTAGAAAACCTGCCAAGAAATGCATTAACAATTCTGGGGGTTAATAACGCCGGGACGGTGGCGATTGATAATGTATCTATTAAAAACGGTAACGTCATATTCCCAGATAACGCCAACGCCGCTGTAGTTATTAACCGCGGCACCATATCCAACCTCAACATAGAAGATGTTGCTTGTACTTTTGTTAACACTACTAACGGCCAGATTGCCAGACTGATTGGCGCATGCACCCTATACAGGGCTAACTGGGTTAATGTGTATCAGGCCCGAGGTTCGAGGGGATGGAACCATATAAATGCGGCAATGGTCGGCACGACGGAGCTAAACCTTGTTAATTACACATGCGACGGCGACGGTCGTATCGCCCAAATAACCGCGTCAACGATTACAATTAGAATGTCCAACTGCCGCCGTATTAATGATACTGGCGCTCAGACCGCATTCTTTGCAAGCGGTGGAGCAATTACGTTGTCTGGTAGTCTGGAAACCGGGTTTAACACTATCGGCACAAACTCTGGCGGTGTTATTAAAACAACGCCAGGCGTTCACAATATCCCATGTAACGTTGATCTTCTCACATCCGTTGATGGTGCGAGCGTGCATAACCTGAATACCTCTCTTTCCTGTGGGGCTGGAAGGGTGTTGGTGCAAACAAAGGTATGGAAAAACCTTTTCTCTGGGGCTACATATACCAGCACAATCTGATTTAAAGCGCCATGGAAGGCCAAGCTCGCAATCGTGACATATCAGATGAGACTGATTCAAAATTGAGGTATCATCTGGATATTTGCCAGATAAGGAATGTTAATGAAAACTTCACGCCGTAAACTTCTTGGTCTATTGCCCGCTACACTGCTGCTTGGTGGAACAGCGGTAGCTAGCAACAAGAAGGCAAAGGAAGACTCACCATCGTTAAAAGGGGATGGATTCATAACCCCGCAGTTATACGGCATTGAGCCTGGTGAAAAGGTTTATGGCGAACAAATGGCAAAGCTTATTTCTTCAGGTGGAGATATCCGCTTTATTAAGCCTGGAGTTTATCTGACTGACAGAACATTGGTAATACCATCCTCTACTAGAATTTGGATTGGTAATGGCGTAACATTAAAACTTGCAAATAACTCAAATTGCAATATCTTTCAGAATTATGCATACCATGAGAATTCGGAAAAGCCAGACCAAACAATCGAAATAGCTGGTTCTGGTGAAATTGATTTCAATGGCAAAAACCAAAAAACATCCAACCTTACACACATGTGCAGTATTTTAAAAAATATAGAGAATCTATATATTGGTGGGGGTTTAAAAGTCTTAAATGCGAATAAATACGCATGGTTGGTCGCTAAAATAGGTAATCTTACCGTTGATGGACTTAAGTTTGATACCTTTTCTGACGGTTTGCACTGTCAACCACCAATCAAAAATACCTATATACGAAATCTTAAAGGTAAAACTGGCGATGATATGCTGGCATTTACTATCGGAGATTATGCAAATTATGATATTTCCGAACCTGGCGATTTCGAAAATGTTGATGTGTCTGGATTGTACTGCGACTCAGCATTGTGCGCAGTTAAAATAACCGGTAATGATATTGGTGCTTTCGATAAATTTCGTATAACGGGGATCTACGGTAATACAAAGCATGCAGTATTTAGAATCTGGGGTGATACAAATTTACTGAGCACGAATGTAAGAGGTCTTACTGTAGAAGATATCCACGCTATTCCTGCTGATGGATATCCAGTGGTTGATATTGATGATAGGAACTTTGCTTCAGGTAAGTTTGGTATAGAAATACAAAACGCAACATTCAGGAATATATACAATTCAAGCGACAATGAACAAACAATCCGCGTTAGCAGCACCGTTGGCACCAAGATTCATAATCTTCATATTGAGAATCCACCCCGCAAAGCAATTTGCATTGTAGGCGTTAATCATAAATCCACAGTTATATGCAATCTTACTGTATGCAATGGATGCACTGATTTCATAGATAATTCAAATAGTAGCATCGTCCTTAATAGAGGAACCATTGAGCGAATTGTCATTGATAACTATAAGGCGAAATTTCAAAATTCTAATAACGGATGTATCGCTAGGATGATTGGTGATTGTAGGGTTGATGAGGCCATTTTTAGCGGGGTATTACAAGAGAACGGTGTAAGCGGGTGGATAAACGTTAATTCAGGAATGTCTACGGCAAGTAATCTAAATGTTATAAATTATACTTGCAGTGGGAAAGGTAGGATTGCACAAGTATTATCGTCTAAGCTTTATTTGAAAATAACGAACACAAAAGTAATTAATGGGAATCCATCAGACAAAATATTTTACGTCAAAGGTGGGGAGATGACAATTTCAGGTGATGTAGATTGTGATTACAACACAATTGCTGCTGATAATGGCGGTGTAATCATTACAAGGCCTGGAATTAATAATATCTGCTGTGATGTTTCATTGTTAAATGCAAAAGAATCATCAGTTGTGATTAACACAAATAAATCTCTCCCCTGCGGGGTTGGTTTGGTTGTGCTCTCAGGTAGCACATGGAAAAACTTGGCAACAGGGAGCGTATATGAAACTAATAAATAATTCGCTTGAAAATTAAACGTTCAGGCCCACTGCGGTGGGCTTTTCTCAACTAAATTTCCTGTCTCTCCATCCACTTACCAATCAGCTTACTCGTCTCGCTTGATCTGCGCCCATTAACGATAATTACTGTATATACATACAGTAATTATCGGAGGTGCATTATGGGGTTTCCATCGCCAGCAGCAGACTACGTTGAAGAGCGCATATCACTCGATAAGCGTCTTATCGCTCATCCATCAGCTACGTACATGATGGTAGCCGGCACGACATATCTGCGCGCCGGGATCATGAAGGGCGCTATGCTTATCGTCGACTCGTCGCTGACGCCGAAGGATGGTTCTCTGCTTGTCTGTGCTGTTGATGGTGAGTTCAGGATTATGCGCTACAGGACGCTACCGCATCCCTGCCTGGAAAACCCAGAAAATGGAAGGAGGGAGCCGTTACCGATGAAAGACGATGTGTCGGATACATCGCGGCCGGTGTTTGGGGTGATCACGTACTGCATCAACGATGCTCGTTCTGGTGAGTTTGATGATTGTCCTGTGATGTAAGAATAAGTGAGCACCTGATAAGTCTTACAAACGGATCGGTGGGGATCATGCTGATGGTATGGGAAGGCGTAAAGCGGCAAGTTGCGAAACTGGAAGGAGCTACGCAAAGTTTAGGAGTGGGGCATGAATGGGACACAAAATAGCACTCGTTCTAAGGCGAACTTAGACGACTGGTGTTTTCGACGACTCTAACCATCTGTTATTTGGTGCGCTCTTGGACGATCTTTGTCGATTATGAAAAATGTATGCTCATGTGATGGGCATGCAGGTTTAAGCCCTTTATCTTCGCTGGCAGCCGCAGCGCTTTAATGCCACAATATTTTTTTCTTCGAAAGCAGGAAAGATGATGAAAAAAATAGCAATTGCTGGCGCGCTGCTGGCACTGACCGGGTGCGTACAGGTCGATAACTATCAGGATGTGATTAAGCATCCTGTCCCGGCGCATCTGGCGGGATACTGGCAGTCAAAAGGACCGCAGAGTAGCCTGGTCAGTCCTGAAGCGATTGCCACGCTGGTGGTGACCGAAGAGGGCGATACGCTGGACTGCCGCCAGTGGCAGCGTGTGATTGCCGTGCCGGGTAAAATCATGCTGCGTTCAGACAGCTACTACAACGTTACCCGCAAGCTGGATATCTATCCGCTGGAGCGCGATGGCGCGACGCTTGAGTATGACGGGATGGAGTTGCAGAAGGTTGACCGCCCAACGGTGGAATGTACTGATTACCTGAGCAAAAACCCGCTGGAGAGTAAACTACCGTAGCCGTTTGTTGCCGGGTGGCAGCTTCGCCTGGCCCGGCCTACAAAAGTACCGTCCCGTAGGCCGGGTAAGCGTCAGCGCCACCCGGCATTGTTTCTACAGCGCATCTTCTATTACCCAAACGCTGACACTCCCTCCATTACAGGTAAAGGTGCCTTCGCCATCTGCCGCGGTGGTGACCGTTTCTTCGCGATTGCCGAGGAAATCACGCCACGTTTTGTCGCCGTAATTTTCCCCAAGGCAAATCACTTTCTCGCCGTCGTCGCCGTTCGACATCACTACCACACAGCCGGGATCGTCTTCCGTACCGCTGCGGCTGAAGGCGATGCAGTTAGGATGGTCAAAAAACAGGGTCTGCACGCCGTGGGCAAAACGCTGCCGGGCGAGGATCAGTTCGTGAAGCTGCTCAATGACCGGCATGTCGATGTGGTAGGTCTCGCCATCTCCACCCGTATCGTCATAGCTCGCCCCGAAGAGATCCGGATAAAACACGCTCGGCACGCCGTTTTCCCGCAGCAGGATCAACGCATATGCCAGCGGTTTAAACCAGGCTTCTACCGGTGCTTCCAGCGCCTGCAAAGGTTGGGTGTCGTGGTTAGCGACGAGAGTGACCGCATGGAACGGATCCGCCTCCACCAGCGTACCGGTGAAGATCTGGCTCATGTCATAATCCCGTCCCTGACGAGACGCTTCGTGGAATTTCATCTGCAGGGGAGCATCAAAGAGCATGGTTTTACCGTCGACCTGGTCAATATAGGCCTGCAGCTTATCCACCTCATGGGACCAGTATTCCGCCACAATAAACAGCGGCTGGTCAGCGACGTCCTGGACGTGCTCAATCCACTCTTTATAAAACCAGGCGGGAATATGCTTGACGGCATCCAGACGAAAACCGTTGCAGCCCGTCTGTTCCATGACCCAGCGGGCCCAGTATTTGATCTCTTCGGTGACCGCGTGATTGCGAAAATCAATATTCTCGCCCATCAGATAATCGAAGTTACCCATCTCATCATCAACCTGATCGTTCCAGCCTTCGCCGGTGTAGTCGTTGACGATTTTAAAAATGCCGTCTTGATCCGGGTTTTCAATATGGTCCACGCCGCTGAAGCATTTGTAATCCCAGACGAATTGGGAATATTGCCCGGCACGGGCAGGGAAGGTGTAGCGGGTCCAGGCTTCACACTCAATGATTTCATCATCAATTTGCGTGCGGTCTTGCTCGTTCACGCGCTGAACGCGGACAGGTTCTTTCTCGTCTGCCCCCATCTTGTGGTTCACCACGACGTCCAGCAGCACGGCGATATCATTGCTTTTCAGCGCCTCTATGGCCTCCAGCAGCTGCGCTTTGTCACCGTATTTCGTGGCGATACTGCCTTTCTGGTCAAATTCGCCGAGATCGAACAGATCGTATGAGTCATAGCCAACCGAATACCCGCCGGACGCACCTTTATACGCGGGGGGAAGCCAGATCATATTGATGCCGATTTCATTAAGATTAGGGGCTAACGCCGTGACTTCGCGCCACAATTCACCGCCAGCAGGGTAATACCAGTGAAAACATTGTAAAAGTGTTGGGTTGCGCATGCACCATCTCCATGAGGTCGCGAGACTCAAGTATGGCGCAGGTTTGGCAGAAATGCTGGCGTACGAAACGGTTAAAGCTCGTACGCCAGTAAAATGGCTAACTGATATCGCTATTACTTTGCGGAACCAGGACATGGCCGCCTTGATTACCGTAGGTGGAGAGAACGGTTTTCTGGATGGAGGATTGCCCAACCAGCTTCGCCAGCTCATCCATTCTGGCTTGCAGCAATGTTTTTACCTGGCCTTCGTTGTCCAGGATCACCCGCAGCGTCGGGCGAAGCTGCTCCTGAATCTGCATCGAAGGTTCACTTTCCTGAGTGAGACGAGCC